GTGATATTTCATTCAAGGCTCCAGAAACATTTTCAGCGGTGGCAGTGATGGCATCTCCACTCTTCGAGATCCAATTCAAGGATTTCAATATCGATGTGAACTCAAGAGGGCACACAACGGCGGCAAAATCCGAATCATATCGAAACGATCTCTTCAGAAAAGTGATCTCCTCCAATTTACGAAAATCAGATGTCCCAATTTTCTTTTCATCGGTGTAAATCATACCCAATTTTTCATATCCTTGAGATATTACTTCTTGGGAAAAAATTTCTGAAGCGGTCGCAGACATATTCAGACAATTGTCATCACCATATGCTATCATGTAGACATTTTTATTAAAATCTATAAGAGATCTCCCCGTCTGCATCAACCACACAACACGCATTGAAATTAAATTATACAGTGTGTTAAAAACTGACGTAAAAGGATTCCCTGATGGAAGGGAGCGATGCCACTGATAAACTGTTTTTCCATTTAAGTGTATGCCATGGGCTATTTCGGCAAATAATGTTTCCCTTATCTTCTGATTAACAGGGCCGTCATTATAAAAACGGTTTACTATTCCACAGATCGCCCACAGAATCTGTGCATTTAGAGTCCCATCGTAATTCGAAAAGTCGCCTGCTATGACATTAACACCTTTCGACCTCATTCGACTTTGAGCCACAGCCCAATCGGGTCCAAAAGGATTAATGCCAACAGCGCTTCCATTATCGATACGGTTATGCATAACATAAGCGACGAAAGGAAGAAAGTACTGTCGAGCCGCGATAGTATATTCCATTGGGCCAGCGGAAAATACTCTAACCTTCCCGCGCCCTGGTCCGTAGAAGTCGATCTTTGAATTGTCCAGAATCTCGTCTTTGCCAGTGTCAGTAAAAATAATTCCAACGCGCCTTCGTTCACGAGCCTCTGATGTTATAAACTCGACACGAGTGCGCAGTTCCTTCCCTTGTGGTGTTTCAAAATTCCATTCCTCATTTTCTCCTAACCAATGGGACTTGCCAGGTTTGTGCTGTGGCTTGGTTAAAACCCACGGATATCCAGCAGATGTTGTCCTCTTCATTGGTTTGATAAAGTCATCCTCAGTGCCCTTAACTGCTTCCTCATACGTTAGTATTGTTCGGTAGTTTTCAGGCGGTCGGTCTTCTCGATAATTACTCATCAATATAAACTCGACGTCAGAGGCGGCCATATCAACCCAAAGTTGATTAATAACAGGAACTGTTTTTCCACATTTCTCCAAACCCTTCGTCACGGGATCCCAGTCCGCAAATTTCCGTAATTGGCTCGGTGAACAAGTCACCTCTCCAAGCTTCCCATGAATGAGAGATTTTGTTTTCCCACTTTTCTGGGCAGATGGCATCGCGGTTTCAACTTCTCCAAGTGGAATAAAATTGCCAACTGGAAGCGTCAATTCTCCTTTGGGTTTCACATTTTCAATGTTCTCATGTGAAATATGGCCTGGAGAATCAGGAATACGAGAGATTGTTGTTAAAATATCTTCTCTGCATAAAGGCGTAAAAAGAGATTTATTGTCGTTGCCACAAGTGAGTGCACCCGCAATCTTTCCACTCATTCTGGTGTTCGAAATAATGAGAGGCGCTCC